AAGGCCGACCGCCCATGAATCACTCAATTGCTGATTTGGGAATCCCCTAACTGAAGACAGGCCCTAGCAAATGAAATGCGACGTAGAGATTTTCATCGCAGGCGGCGAGGAAATCATCCTGCACATGCTCTGGCCACGGCTCATGTTCCTGCGCCACGGTATAGGGCTGCTTGATCTCCTTGCCCGTCATCGGATTCGAGCGGTCGCCGCCGTCGAAGTCGGGAAACTCGCGGGCGAACTGCCAGAGATTCGAAAGCAGAGTTTTCTGCTGGACCGCCGCCGCGCCACCGTGCTCGCGCTTGATCTTCTGAATGTAGAGATTGGCTTTTGTCCCGGTCAGATCGGAAAATGAAAGCGTTGTCACTCCCTGCCGATGTAGCAGATCGAGACCGAGCCGGTAATTGATCTGTGTCCCCTTCGCGAGCGGCCTCTCCTTCAAATGCGGCTTCAGCGGATCGGCGAAAAAATCTGACGCCCTGTAGCGCTCGACGAATAGCCCAATGGTCGGCTTGCTCGATTTCGGTCTGAGCATCGCGGCCGGTCGACCGACGTTGCGGACCTTGATCCCGCTCACGCTGGCGAGCAGCCGATCATACTCGAGATTGAATTCCGCCGAGCCCTTCGCGCCCGGCAGACGACCGAGTGATTTGCCCTTGAAGCGAAAATACACGCTCCCATCAGGGAAGCGTTGCAGATATTTGGTGCGTTCGGTTTTCATTTCGTATCCCCCAAAATTTTCGACCACTTGTCGTCTACCGTTGTTTCGTCGGCCTCGCCCTCGTAATTCTCGACGAAGGAATCGAGCGCGACACGATCCCAAAACACAATGCCGTCGAGTCTCTTTCCTTTTGGGAGTCTGCCTGCCTTCACGAGCCTGAGAAAATTGGATTCGCTCATCGACAGATAGGCCCCTGCCCGTTCGGATCGCATCGCGCGGGGCGGATAGGAGAAGCTATCTGCCAATTTCGGATGACCCCCGACTCTCGCGATTTTATCCGATTCCGGCCCGAAACTCTTGCCTTTTTCCTTTAGGGACATGACGCAAACTCTTCATTTTTAACAGTTTTTGGTCCCTTTTCGCGAAATTCTCCCTATAGGTGATTCGCTGTGTAGCTTAGGTTGCAACCTGCCTTGGTGCGTCTTCGGGCGGCTGCGAACCGCCCTGCCCGCGTGCTGTTGTGCTGCTATTCGGCTTGCGATGGACCACCATCGCGTCGCTCTCGGACTGTCTTTCTGGAGTCTTTGTCCCTGCAACTCGTGCTGCAAAAAAGCTTCTTCTTGGTCGGCGTCGTGAACATCTTGCCGCAGCCGGGACGCTTGCAGGTCTTGGTCAGCACCCGGTCATTGGCCAAGCCGACATCATCGTCATCGCCCCGGTGTTCGCGGTAGACATCAACCTGCTCGACGTAGGTCCGCGTGGAATCGTACAGCGGGTTATCCCATTCGTCGGCCTCCGGCTCTGGCCAGTCGAATTGATCAGGGTCGGGCACGACTTCATCAAACTCCGCATTGATCTGCGCGATCAGCGTCTCGACCTCCGCGACAAGCGGTTGTTCCATGGCTTCGATTTCATCGCGCGCATCTTCAATGATTTCATCGCGCGCCTCATTCGCCTGCTGAACCAAGGTTGCGAGTCCGCCCCGCGCCTCATCCACAACGGCATCAAGGTCGCGGCGCGCGGCGGCTACGATGGCCTCATAGGTTGCCTGCGCTGGCTCAACAACGGCGTCATAGGCCGACTGTGCGGGGTCGGCGATGGCGGCACGGGCCGTCTCCGCCGCAGTCCGCACCTCTCCAAATCGTTCCCGTATGCCGTCGCGCTGGCGGTCGAACGCGGCAAGTTCTTCCGCATGACGAGAGCGCACCAGCGCCGCCGTCTGATCGAGTCCATCCCGGTATTCCTCGATTGCGTCCTCAACCCTGTCGTCGAGATCATCGTCGCGGTAGCGTTCAATATGCTCGACTAGAATCTGCCGCAGCACCCCGGGGTGCAGTGCTTCCAACGCATCCAGTTCGATCCTACCCGCGCCATACCTCGCCTCGAAGCTGGCAGCCCTGCTTTCCTTTTCATTGTTCGGCGTCCGAGGCAATCGATACTGAATGCATTGCTCCTCGGTGAGTGCCACATGTTCGAGTTGGATATCGAGATCATGGCCTGACATCTTGGCAATGAAGTCGATCTTCACGGCGGCGGAAACCGGCATGTCGCGCCCGGCAGGATCGAAGTCGGTCAAATGAAGGATGCGGACCGGCCGTCCACTGGCGACGGCCCGGTCAACCAACTCCTCACATCTCGTCGTCGAGACCTCGCCGATGAAGGTCGAGACGTTGATACCGTATTCGCGACCGAGCGGCAGTAAGACCTCGTTCTGCGTGCTCTTCTCAATCCAGATTTCGAGGTGATAGCGCTGGCCGAAACTCGGCTCTTGAACCAGCCGAGCACTTGGCAGGCCATACAATGGCGGGCGGTAGTCTCTGCCGAAGGCAAACGGAACAACCGCACCATGGTTGATCTCGATCTCCGCGCCAACGTCGTCATCGCTGTCGAAATTGATGGTCGGCTCCGGATTACGGCGATCAATGATCATGCGCGCTGGAATCAGGTCGAGATACCGCGCGTCCTTGATGGCATCGCACAGTCGGTTGTAGCAGTCTGGGTCGTTGAGATAGGGCGTACCGTCAACCTGCAAGACCGGCGTCTTTTGCGAAACCAGCTTGTAGTGGATTTGCCGATCATGGACTTTTTCCGGCAATTCGAGGCGTCGAAAAAGGTCCGCGATCCAGTAGGCATGCTTTGCTCGAAAATCCTGATCGGCCATCCACGGGTCGTTTGTCATGCTTAACGTGTACAGCGTATCCAGACGCCGCCGCATCGCCTTCGCCAATTCCTTGAGATCGGCGTGGTCTTTGGGTGCGTTCGGGTCGCTCAGTAGGGGCCTTTTCATCGCAACTCACGGTCTTGGTCCCTTTGTGGTTGCAGTTTGCGGGCGGAAATTTCCTCGGGCGACTGCGAATCACCCGGTCGCTGTTATCGCCGTCAGTTCATGCCCGCTCGCGCGCAATCACCTGCTTCGCGCACGCGATCCAAGTGCAGCCATCGACGAATCCTCTGGTATTTTCGGTGATGGTCTCAGGCCCCTCCTTGACCACTTCTTTCGCAAACTCATGAATGGCTTGTCGTAAGAAACCGGACATGATCGGAGGACTTTCCGCATTTTCAACCAGACCCCTGATCTCCCTAAGCAACATCTCAAGATGATTCAGATCGCCGCGAACGGCTGGCGGACTATCCGCCTCGCCAGACTCCGCGCGGTCGGCTGCCGCCCGGACATCGGGCTTCGGCTTCGGCCTCTTTTTGGCGGCGCGGTCGGCCTTCTTCTTCACGTCCGCCGAGCGTTCCTTGGCCTCGCGAACATCGCCTGCGGTGATCTTCTCACCGGCCTTGGCACGCTCGGTGATCTCGGCGCGAACCTGTTCCGCAGTGGACGGAGCCGCAAGGGCATAGAGGACGGCAGGGCTAAATTCCAAACCGTTTGGAATTTCGTCGCCGTATATGCGGGCGACATTCATGAAGTTAGCGGCGCTCTGATCGCTCATCCGGAATTCCCGGTCGATCCACGCCAAAAAATTACCCTGCCCGACGCGATCCTTGACCGCGATCAGATCGAGCCCGATCTCGACAATATCCTGCGCCGACCGCGATAATCGCATGCGAACGCGGTCGGCGGCTTTCCTGAGAAATTCCTCGTCGGTTTCGGGGATGGCGTCGAGCGCGGCCTTCCCGGTCAACGGCATCGCCGTCATCGCGCCGCTCTTCTTCGCCTTCATCTTTTCGATGCGACCGCGCGCCTTGAGGCGCTTGGTTTCATCCTGCTCGGTCTTGATCTCGGCCGCGACCGGGTCGAGCTTGCGCTGCAAGTATGTCGGGATTGCCAGATCGTCGGTCGGCTGCACCTGATCTTGGATCGGCTCGGGGATTTTAGGATCATCCATCGGGGCTACTCCCCGACCACGCGGTCGGCGCGAGCCTTGGTCTGCTCGCGTTCCATTTTTTCCCGACAGGCGAGGCTAATGATCGCGCTGATCGTCGCACCGGTATAGGCCGACTGCTTCCTCAGCCATTCCGCGATTTCATCCGGCGTCCGCACGCCGAAGATCGTTTTTCCCGCTTTCACATTGTTGTTCATGTCGCATCCTCGCGTTTGCGTTCGATGCCTCCCTCATCGCTCGCTGGTAAGAGCCTAACAACGGCAGTCAACCACCAACGACACCGAATAATTCGGACGATTTCCGCGTTATCCACTTTGAAATCGATTTCTCCCTGTACCTCCCTGACGAAGAAGAGAAACCCCTTGCTCACTGTTGCGTGACGAGACAATCGCGGCGCGATGCGCGCGCGGTGCTGCAACTCACGAGGTAGCCGGTTTCACATCATGCGAAACCGGCAGCCCTCCCCGCACCAGAGCCACCGCCGCCGATTTCGAGAGGGGGGAAGGGGAGGCAAATCCTCCAGACATGGGGGGAATAGACCGGCAGGGAAGATTTGCGTTAGATTTCGCAAATTGACGAGACGGGATCGCGAATTGATGACCGGGGGCAAAAAAGGCCAAAACGTGATTGAGCCGCTCAAGGGAGTGAAACCTGAGCGGCCCAATCAAATGCTACGCCTACCTTGCTTGCCAATTTAGGCGCTGGGCGCTGGCCTGCTGTTGCTGCGGTCACTTGGGGAAACCGCTGTACAGCGGGGCGCTGGCCGCTGGCCTTAGTCGGGTGCGGGCAGTAGCTCCCGCCGATCGACGGTCATAAGCCAAACTGCCGCATCGTGACGATTGTTTGACCGTAAAAGGACGCCAAGGCGGATTCTACAGTATTTTTAGGTCTTCGCGAAGATTCGGAAGTGATCGCGCGCAACATCGTCAGGTGTGAGCGTCGCGTCGAGCCCGCTGAGCGCTGCACCGCTGCGATGGCCGATGATATGTCGGGACCGTCGCCAGCTAACCGGCGGGCAGCGCTGGCCACGCGCTGGGCGTCTTGCTCTGCGATCCACCAACGCGCCGCGATGATACCGCTCGCCGTCTTGCCGACGATAACGACGCCAACGTCATCACGGTCGATGACGGTGATCGCGATCGCGCCGCATGCGACAAGATATTTGACGGCGGCGTTCCGGTTCGGTGATCGTGCCAGCATGGCGGCGAGATAGCTGGATCAGCGGCCGACGTCACCCGGAATCGACGACGGCGCGCGCCCTGCAACTATTTCTTTTCGAGAGTTCTGAGTGCAGCAATCAGCAGCGCCCTTCGCACGCTACTGAGAAAATCGAAACCAACCTCTTTTGATTTCATCTCCACTTTTGAGGCAAAAACCTCGGTGTCACTATCGGAATTGAAATTGATCGCCAAGCTAACGAGGTTAGCCGCCTCATATTCGGCCATCAAGGCATCAGGCTTAATGAGCTTGTCAGTTGTCTGCTCACAATTAACAAAGATTTCTTTTAACTGATAGCGGCTGTATTCCCGCGATGCGACTAGGCGGCTTATCTTCGCCATGTCGTTAGTATTTCCCTCCGAAGCTACCCAAGCGTCCTCGGTCGGCGTATTCGTCGGAAGTATTTTCAAGACCTCGCGGCAATAGACCGAGAGCAATCGAACGAATTTCGCGCGGCCGATCTTCGTGTAATCGGAATCTGGCCTCACTGCGATGGTAATTAGTTCTCTCGCGGCTGGTATCTGTTGATCTTGTGCAAACGCCGTGCTTGGCAGCCAGATGAGCGAAGCCAAAAGCAAGACCGCACAAAAATGCCGATTCATCGCGAATTCCCCCCACTGTTGGCCCGTCGGCCATTTGCGGCTAAAACATAGACGGCAGATTGGATAGCGCAAATGGAATTATGGTTGGACATTGGGACAGCAGCGCTCGCAGTCGGTGCGGCCGCATTTTGGTTCTTGTCGGCTTACGGCAAATTGCCGCCGATGATTCCGTACTGGGATGCGACGCCCGAAACCGATCCGTTTCGCGTGGCGATCAAGTTTTCAGCTAGGATGAATCAATGGGCCGCCGTTTTGAGCGGCATATCGGCGTTGTGCATGGCACTGAAGATCATGATCTCGCGATGTTGACACGGACGCCGGGCTGCCCAATTTTCTCAGTTTCGGGACTCCCGCCGCGCGCTTTTTCGCGCGCTGTCTGCCCACCATGTTGTTTGCGTCAGCGTAGCGCCGCCCGGCCTTCCGGATTTGTCGAACCGTGCCGCCCGTCGAGGGCTACCCGGCCGCCTTCCGGACCCGAGTGGGTGCAGCACGAGATCAAGCATGATGGTTTCAGGCTTATGGTGCGCCGTGAGGGCGCGCGGGTGCGCCTATGGACGCGCGGCGGACACGATTGGGCCGATCGGTTCCCCCGCATCGTGGAGGCAGCCCACATGTACCAATCACAAGTGATCCGGAGACGCACTCGCTAAGCGAATTAGCCTGAATGGTAAGAGCGACTCCTTCATTTCTTCGTCTTCAGCCCGCGTTCTACGAGGGAACGGATGGTACCTGACAGCGACGGGTGGTCGTGCTGTTCCGCCGGATTCTTGATTAGGTCCTGCATCTCTTCATGCATTTGCACACCGATCATCGGCGACTTTCCAGTCGCTACTTCGTTGGATTCTTGCTGACTATCCTCATCGACCACCTCCCGATGCTTGCGCGCCATTTCCTGTGGCCATTCAATTGGTGAATGCTCCAAACCTCGTTTGATCATCTCACTTTGCAGTTGATCGGCGTACTGCTGAACGGTTGGGTTCATCATGAATTTATGATTCCCCGCTCGATCGGCTTCGACCTGTTGCCGGACGTTTTCGTAATAGCGAACGAGCCGTCCGTCGGGCATATCTTCAACGCTCATGATTTCAAACTCCGTTGCACTCCAGTCATTGCGGGCGGCTATCCGGCGAGCCAGCGTTGCTTACGTCGGCAATCGTACATTTGCGGAACAAAATTTTGCCTTCTGCGTGATGCATTAAGCCATCAAATAGTATTGCGTGGGGAAATAATCGTGATCGGCAGGTACTATTTCACGCGTCAGGCGACGACGCTTCTCATGCTCGCCAAATCCACCACGGACGCTAACGTTGCAGCCGCCTTGATCAATATGGCGGCTGATCTGAAATCCCGGCTTGACGAGCCGGGTGTGCCGGACCCGACGTCTCTAGCGTCAGACATCGAGCCACCTTCCGCGACGTAAGGCTGCCTCAGCATTGGTCCCTTTTTCGCATTTTCGAGTCGGGGACCGTGCAGACAATCAAAATTCAACGGCGCTAAACTTTGGCCATCGCCCAGCCCGGTGATACGCTTCCATTAGGGAGCGTTCGTTCCTAACTGCAACCTTAGCCCCGCTCCGGAAACCGGACGGGGCTTTTTGTTTGAACCCGCTTTTCCTGATCTCAAGACGAAAGGCGGGGGGTGCCGCTCGACTTCACCGCCCGCCCGTTCGGTCGCCGACGTCAAGCCCCGGATCAATCAAGGTGACGAAGCGCCGCGGTGAAGGCGACACGATTCCGAGAAAGGAAAAAACCGGAACCGTGCCGCCCATTTCGCCGCCCTCGCACGGACCAAAACATGCGGGCGGCGGCAACCCTAATGCATCCCGCCGCAGCGGCGAAGCTCCTTCATCAAGAGTGAACGCAGTTCGAGAGCGCGCGGCGCGGTGGCAACGAATCCTTCACCTCCGGTGATCTCTACGCCGGGCGCGACATCGAGCGGCGAAACATCGCACACGGTCCCTAGAAGCACGTCCAAGCGTCTCACGATCGCGTCATATTCGTCCTGCGCGGCCAAGAGATCGCCGGTTGCTTCATCGTCGTAATCATGCGCGCCGAGCGATCGTAATCGGAGCCCGCGTTGAAATAGCTCGACGGCTTCGGGCGCGATCTCCGGGTTGTGGGCTTTCGCAGTTCGGCGTTTCATGGGCATGGGGTTCATCTCCGGTTCGATCGGCGCGCCGTCATCGGCTGATCTCCCTTTGCAGAATTTCATAAAGCTCGCGGGCTCGCGGCAATGATTTGCGATGCGTCGGCGACCCGCCGTCGGTGTCGTCGTCGCCAAGCTCGACGATGTCGAGCGGCCCGGCATCGCTCGGGGGTATTTTGAGCAGGCCCCAATTGAGCTTCCTCGTGATATTGAGATATTCGCGTCGTCGGCCACCGTCCGCTTCCCAAATCTCAATTTCGCCAGCCTCAATGATCTCGCAACCGCGCCGGAATAGCTCGACGATCTCATCTGTGATGGGGGTGCGGGTCTTTGAGCGGCGGAGCTTTGCGGGCACGGCGGGGGGTTACCTGCGGTTAGAACGAAGCCCGGGCGGGCCGATCCGGGCCGATATCGGGGGCTCGACGTCAAGATCAAGCTCCCTGATGATTCGCACGGCGGCCAAGCGGGAGTCACGCTGAAGCGCAACCTCGGGCCGCAGGCGCACGATGCCGTGCCGATCGGTATGGGTGACGCCATGCTCGACGAGCGCCGCACGGGCGCTCTCGCAGGCGTCTAAAGCCTCGCAACAGAGGCGCAGCATGTGCAAGTGGTGCGGCGACAGTTCGTAATCGGTTGTCACCTGTTTCCACCATGCGCGCATCGCAGGAGAGAGATGCGCAGGCGGTGATGTCGGTAGTGGCTTCGTCATTTCCTGATCCAAGTTTCGCAATTTTGAACGGGGGCAACGCGCGTTAACGTGAAAGAGCCCGACCGGTCGTAGGGGCAAAGGCTCAGAGGATTTGACTCCCACTCCCCCGGGGGTGTCACTTTTTGTTTTTCATCAGCGACCAATCGATCGCGTCGCGTGCTTGTCGTCGTTGTGCTCGTCGTCGTGCTCGTCTTCCATGCCACCATGCGACGCGCGTGCTCGGCATGTCCTGCTCGACCGCCTGCAGAAGCGACGGCAGACGGCCAGCGGCGGCCCGCTGATGCGTTGGTGGCGGTGTCCTTAGGGTTGGGCGCGGGATCAGTCATCAAACGCGAGCGCCTGATGATACAGGCCGTAAGCGCCGCTGAAAATTTCGTACAAAACGATCGCGTAATCATCCAGACTGACACTTGAGGGTGATGCCTCAATCCGTTCGACGATGCGCAAGGTTGCGCGCGAGACGCACGCGAACCCGGCGCGCGCTAGCCGATCTTCTTCAAGCCATGCAAGGTTGAGATCAGTTGCCAGCGTCATGATGGTCCGCCTCGTATCCGGGCAAGCTCGATCTGGCGCATGCGACGGCGCACAGCACGTTCGCCCTCGGGAGTTCGAAGCCACGTCTCGAAGCCCTTGTCCTGCGACTTGCCTAAGCCCTTCGCGAGCGCAGCCGGATTCGCAGGAATCCCGCACAACGAGCATTCCAAAAGCTCGGCCTTGTGGAAAATGAGGCCGCCATCCCACATGCCGTCCGCATTGAGGACGCGCTCGCAGGCGGACCAGTCAGGTAGAAACCCGATGCTGCACGCTTTCATGTATCCGCGTTCGATCATCCACGCGGCTTCATCGATCTGGGCAATCGGCCCGGAGCCTTCGTGCAGGACCAAATCGCCTTCCATCCTTGGCGTCTGTGCGCGCAAATGCTTGACGACGTTCGTCCACTGACCGATGGGCCATGATGCGGAGTTGTGATTTAGGAACGCCTGCGGATTCCGCATGAACTCGGTTGTGTCGACGCCAGCGGTCACGACGATGTCGCCCATCCGGTCCGGCGTTTGCGACGTCATCACAAAGCAGGCGCTTCTTTTGCTCGCATCCCAACTTGTCGGCGTGCTCGCAAGTTTGACGAGCCGGTCGCCGAGCATCGCGGCACTGCGCAAGTGCCGGGCCTCGTCAGGACTAATGCGCCGGTCTGCCATGACTACCCTGCCAGCAGACCGACAACCGGCCCCGCAACGGAATTGTCTCCGCAATCATGATTTACGATGTCAATCCTCTCGCGGCCACGCCACAAGATTTGGTCCAAATCCATGTAGCGCTGCGCCGACTGCTTGATCTCAATCCCGCGACGCTCCCCAAGCGTGCTGCTCAAACTGAGGTCGCCAAAGAGCAAAACTATCGAACCGGCCAGCGTGGTCGCGACGTTCGGCAGCGAACTTGTGACGACAATTTCGAAGCCCCAAAAAGTCGGAACGATGCGACCGTCTTTTTCCATCATCAGAATTCCGGCATTTCCATCTGCGAGACGACAAAAAACGATTCCGAAAGCGAGCGGGCTGCAATAGAATTTCGCGTTCGCCATTGCGTAGCTCGGCAATGCGCCGACAAGGTTCGACAGGTCGACCGTGTCCACCTCGCTCAGGAGATCATGTCCAGATACCGCAGCTATCTTGCCTGCATTGTGGCCGTTGTCTTTCAGCAGCACGGTGATGCCACGAACGCCGCCATCGGCCTGCGAGCCTGTGCCATTGAAGGCGACGTCATCTTCTTTCGAGGCGAGCGCATATGCGATCTCGCGAGTGATCGCCGCGCCGAATCTCGGGGCGGCGTCCTCTTGTAGTTCGGAACTGGTGCGGGTGAGCGTTGCGAGTTTCTTCGCCACCAAGGAGACACTGTCCCAGCTTGCGCTCGATTCCGTGAGCACGCTGCTTTCAGCCGAAAAATACGCGGCGGTCAAACCACCGGTCCGCCTCGGGATGCTGTCGGTCTCAGCCTTCATCGGCTCAACCGTAGTGTGCGCCCTAAACACGCCCCGAGTATCGCGCAACTCGATGATGCGGTCACTGATCTGCGATGGCACGAGGAAGCCACCGGCAGAATTGACGCCCTCGGACTGCGCTTTCGTGAGCGGCAGTTCGTTGCGCTCTTTCCCCCATGCGATATTGGCGACGGCGGCAAACCAAGCGCCAGCGCGGGCGGCATCTTTTTCGGACGCGAAAACGCGGCGAGCATTAGACATTTTTAAAATCCTCGGTGATTAGGCCAGCCTTCGCGGCGGCTCGCAAAAATTCGAAACCCCAGTGACCCGCCGCATTTTCCAGAAAACCGACGCCGAGCAGCCTTCCGCTATAGCCGTCGCAAATGAGGTTGCCCAATTGGCCACCGCTCGTCACAGCAGTTTTGAAGTTCTCAATCTTTCGATTGACGCGGAGCAGCCCGATCACAAGCTCGGCCCGCTGGCGCTGCAATTCTCGCCACTCATCCTGATGCGCGGCGATGAGTTGTCGAGATTGGTCGCCATGGTCCACAGCGGCGCGCTGACCCGCCATCACGAGCGCGCGGTCGATCACGTCGAGATCGATCCGCGCGCGATAGAGCCGCACGTTGGAGTTCGGCTCGACCGGGGAGTGGTTTACGGCCCCATCACCATCAAGCAGCCGCAGCGCGGCCTGATCGATATTGACCGCACCCTCGATAGGCTTTTCCGGAATCGCGCCATCGGCTTCCAATTCAAGAATCTGCGTGAGAGTCGCAACGCGCTTTTTTCGCAACTCTACAATTTTATCGTCGATCGCTAAACGCGCGGCGACCGGACTCGGCTTTGTTTTGCTCATCATGATCATAGGAGACCTCAACGTCTGGGCAATTACGAGATGGATAATTCTGCCTAAGCTCGCGCAACCACTTCCGCAACGTTCTGTCGCCGGACTCCTTGCCCCGAGCTATCTTCAACTGTCGCATGGCGGTGGTGCTTGATAGAATTCGACGCGCGTCCGCCCGATCATTTTCCCCGGTCCGCAGATCGAAAAGATTCAACAAGACATTCATAATTCGCACCTTGATGCGCCAATTCTTCGGCCATTTCAGCCCCCGCTCAATTGGGATGTTATATTTCAACGATAGCTTCAGCGCGATCGAAAGCGCCGCCGCGTCGTCAGGGTCCAAGGTATTCCCGACGTCGAGCCGGTCGATCATCCGCTTGTACTGGGCGGCGGCTTCGGACATTTCACTTTTTAGAATCCGGTTACCGTGTTCGATCGCGGCGTCATCCTCGATCGTGATCTCCATGCTGATGTGGTGTCTCTGTGGAGATTGTCACGTCGCCGCCATGCGGCATGACGGCGACAGTTGGCGACACTGAGAGCGCGTTAGATTTTTTCCGTTAGATGCTGCGAAGGGCTTCTAACAAAGCCACCCTCAAAGCGCGCACTAAGACCGCAACCGTCGAAAACGCAAACGCCCCAAGGACATCAACGCCAAGGCGGATGCCTTCGAGCAATGCATGCACGGCTGTGGCCTTTACAGTATCGAGGACATGCGGCCGATCAATGAAACGCAAATGCGGGCGCGCTGGAAATTGGGCGGGGCGCTGGCGGCGGTGGAGCGCGCGACGGGGGTGCTCCACAGGCGGCAAGCTCTTGATGCCAAGAGGAAGACCGGGGCATCAACTCATTTTCGTGATAGGCTGTCTGTCACGTTTTCCGCGCGCCCCGAAGCACTGGTGAAGAACATGACGTTTAACGGTCGCATAAGAGGCCATAATTTCCTTTCTAGAGAAGGCATGTGCGAGTTTTGCAAGATGAGTTACAAACAGTATGAAGATGATCGGTCAAAACCGCGTTGCTTAGGAAAGCCTCTGCCGAAGCGCGGGAATTTGTCTATCGACGAAGAGGGTAACGAATAGGGGCGTTGCACAATGCGGAATGTGTTTGCCATTGTTATCTTGCTTGTTGCTACCGGCAACGTGAACGCCGGGTCGGCACTAATCAGTGGGAATGAAGCGTATGAATTATTGCCGCACCGACAGAGCTTATTTGAACGGCTTCGTTAGTGGCGTAAATGATAAAAGCATTGTAGATGAGCGAGTTCTCAACTCCATCTACCTTCACATGCTCCCAAAGGACCAACCCCCAGACAGCGACGTCAGAACGCTAAATTTCTTTGCTGGTCAGATAAGCGGTTACTGCACGCCAGAAGGTGCGACTATCAATCAGACTACCGATATTTTTTGCAAATATCTTCGTGAGACGCCTGCTGAACGTCAAAAAGAGGCTGCTCATTTGCTCGTTAACGCGCTAAAGGCTGTGTGGCCGTGCAACTGAGCATCGCGCTATCCGCACACGGCCCATGGAACGGCAGTATCCCTTGCCTCTGAGGTTGTAGTGTCCATCGCGCCTACTGGGATTTGGAAAGCCAAGAGGCACCGATGCCAAGCCCCGCCTTAATTAGGTGTGCCGGTCTTACGCGATGGTGCTTCTAACAGCCGTCCTAGCCCGGCTTTTTTTTGGCGCTCTGCTCGCGCCCCATGCGCTTCGTCCGCACCGCATCGGCATGTCGCCTTTCCCGGGTGATCAACTCGCGGAGCGTCATGCCGGGCGATTCGTATTCCAGTAAATCGCGCCAAAACGCGAACTCGTACCGAAGGGCCGAAAGTTCCCGCGCATTCTGTGGGTCGAGCGCCATGACCTTCCTCCACTGTGTTCATCGGTTAGCATCACTTACCAGAACGCGAGCATGCCGCCAGTAGCTTCGAAAAAATTCGACGGCGGATATATTTTTTCGCTCGGGGTCCATTCCGACTTCCATCGCACG